CTATTGGAGCGTGCAGTGATTCAAGATTCAGCCAATATTGTTGTTGAATTGTAGGTAAGATTTTAAAAGTCGAAAGAGGGAAGCACAACTGCTACCCTCTTCTTTTTTATGCCAATATTTTGTTTATAACAGCCGTGTACTCCTTGGGGTATAGCAGCTTGATTGCTTCCATATGCTCATCTATCACCTGCAAGGCTTTATCTATAGGCACTTTACTCACAGCTTCTAAAAAGTCCGACTGTGGAGGCTCTGGTGCGGCTGCATACGCATATCTTGGCATTTGCTGCATCTCAACTGGCTCTGGTTCTGGTGTGGGGGAGTTGCGCTCTTGTACTATGTAGAGCATAGCAAGCTTTTCCACAGTTGAAAAGGTGATATTTCCATTTTCAAGCCGTGCAATCTCACTTTTTATCTCGTCCATATCAAGCATCGCTCTCCCCCCCTTTCCATCATCATTCCTGCAAAGCTTCCATAGCCTTTCTAAGTGCGCCTTTCTGGTTCTGGCTCAGATCACTGTTATCAATCATATCTCTGATCTGATCTGCAAGCATCGTGCGTCCCTCATCCATGCTGTAGCGTCCTCTACCGTCTCTGCTGTAGTGTGCCCTCACATAATGCCGTCCATAGCTGCTGCCGCCATCTGGCTCTCCGTCTCTGCTGTATCTCCATTTTCTGCCGTCTTCGCTATAGCCAAGCTTTTCTTCAAGCTCGTCAATGCGCAGAAGCTTTTCCTTCGATACGATGAGCTTGTATACTGTATCAAGATCACCTGCGGACATTTCACCCTTTTTGGCGATTTCTTCAAGTTCTGTGCAAATCATGCGTTTTAAATCTTCCATTGTTCCCATTATGCCACCTCCTTTTTCACGATTATTTCCGCTGTATTAACTGTAACCGTTGCACCCTCTACTACTCTTGCTGAGACTGTGCCACAGCAGCAGTCCACGCAAAATTCAGTTTCTGCACTCACTAACCAAACGTCAGTCGCAGCGGCAGGAACAACAGCCATCAAGGTTTCTGGAAGCCTCTCGCCATCCAAAAACAGTGCAAGCTGAATTGCTCCTGCAACCCCTGTTACGTTGGCATGGAAGTACACAAGGTACTTTGCAGGATTGCAGCAAGTGCCGCCCTTGACAGTCACCTGCCCTGATCCTGCCCTGTGCTTGATATTACAGCAACCCTTGATAATTGTGTTGGTATATGGCACTGCACCGCCCAGAGGGACGGCTGTAGGTGTGGTTAACGTATATTCTGCCATACTCGCCACCCCCTATCAGGAACAGCTATTGCACGGATTGCAGCAGCCACCCATGTAGCCGTAGAGCTGTCCAGCAGGGAAGCTCGGAACTGGTGCAGGTTTAAGCGTCTGAACCAAGTAATTGTTCTGCGCCTGCTGTGATGCTGCCAACTGCAAGCCGAAAATCTGCTGATTCTGCTCGGCAATCTTCGCGTCTTTCGCTGCAAGCTGCTGTGCGTTCAGTGCATCAAGGATAGCTCTTGCGTTGCTGTTCTGATTGTCGATGATATCGCGCGTATTGGAAGCGTTGTTGTAGTTTGTCTGGCAGAATCCAGATTCTACACTGTGCTGCAAGGCATTGGTATTCATTGCCATGTTGTAGTTAACACCTGCAATAGCTTCTCGGTTATCGCAGCAGCACTGTGCAAGCTGAGACTGCAAAGCGTTTGCGTTCTGCATAGTCGTGATGTTGTTAGCGTTCATCTGCTGCATAAGATTCATCTGCCCGTTGGCTCTGGATAACTCAGCCTGTGCAAAGCCATTACAAAGGTTCTGGTTTACGTTTGAGAATCCATTCAACGCGGTAGTGTTCTGGGCATAGAATCCATCACATAAGCCGCTGTTGATCGCATCGGATTTGCGCTCTAGCGATGCTGTAGAGCTATCAATCTGTCGCTGCAAGGTTGCGAAATCGCTTGCAAGCACGTAGTTATCTGCTGCACCTGCTGCGCCTCCGTTGTTTCCCCATCCATTACCGTTTCCCCAACCGCAGAACACGAAGAGGAAAAGAATGATGATCCACCATGCACCACCATCACCCCACATTCCGTTACCGTTATTACCTGTTACGGCTGCGATATCGGCAGGAGTCATACTTTCACTTGTTAAACTCATAAATTTTTCTCCTTTCTGAGTTTTTTTGTATAATCAACGCATTTTGCGTGATTTACTTACCATTGCTATTTAACAACCCTTGAAACTGTTGTGCCATTGCTTGCAACTGATTGAGTTGCTGCTGATTGATCTTGCCAGAGGTGAGGAGCTTCTGCACCTCTGCCTTTGGATCGCCTGTAAACTGCTGCTTAAATTTCTGAAACTGCTGAATCATTTGCATTGGATTCTGAAACATTTGCATTTGCTCTACCTCCATCGTTTAAACGTTTTTCTAGTGCCGCTAGCCGTACCTTCAAGCTATCAATCTCTTTTGAGTAATCATTTACACTACTCTTGCTTTCTGCTCCCGTTTTAGGCAGCTCTGCGCCCAGTCGTTTGTACTCGTAGGTTTCCATGCACGGTCGCCCTGATGCATCAGCTCGTTTCTCGTAAAAAACTTGTCCGTTGCTATCCCAAAGTCTTACAAAGCCATTTGCCGCCACTAGATAAGCTTCTGCCGCATTCTTACCCTGCACCCAGATACGTTCATCATTGCTTTGCTGCCCGAACCCTTGAAAGCCCTGCTGCATTCCTTGCTGCATCCCCTGATTGTACCGCAGTTGCGCTAGCTGATCTGGGACTGGTGGGCTATAAGGTTGATATCCATAGTAAGGGTTATATCCGTTCATGCTTCATCACTCCTTTCCCAAAAGTAGAGGGGGATTTCCTGCCCAGAGTCCCATGTATCAAAATAATTCCCATCCACTACCGTTACAACATGGCTGCCTAACGCAATTACATATACCCCGTGAGGGTGTTCAGCTGCAAAATCTGCGACAGTGTAGCATACTGGACATGATTCCGAAACTATGCCACGTTTAAAACCGTTCTGGCTCAAAAATGCACCCCACACAGCGTTAGCAGATGGCATATCTGCCATTAGCAAGCCTTGTATACATAGCTGTAGGTAAGTTTTGTCCCAGTCTTGGTTGAGAGCTTTGCACAATGCTCTTACCGTGCAATCTCCTACTCTCGCGGCTTCTGGATTTGGATTATACTTTTTATACATGCTCTCATTCCTCCTGCTCATATCATCGCACAAAGGCTTTGAAAGATACACGATGCAGAAACGATAATTTTGCGCATAAAAAAGAGCCTGCCATCTGGCAAGCTCAATTTATTTTTTATTCAGTTGCAAGCTCTGTTTGTGTTTCTATCGCTGTTTGTGGTGGCTGATCTGCATTCTTATTGTTGTCAGCTGATCCACCGATTATCAGCACATACAGCACCCATGCAGCAACGATGATACCGCATCTGGCTTTTGCATCCATCTGAGTGGTTGGACGCAAAAGTAGAATCGTTAAAGGTATTGGAAAAATAAAAATCCATCCCAAAACCCAAAGCCAGGTTCTTTTCTTTTCCTTTGGTTGCTGCGCTCCTGCACTTGCATCCCATGTATAGCCGCAATCTTTACACACTCCCACGGTTGATCTGATCGCTACAGTGTTCTTTCCTGCCG